CAGCATCAAGAGGATTCTTCTTAGCATCCTGAGATCTAGAAGGATAGATCAATAGAGTTCCATTACCAGAAATTCTTTTGGCTGCCTGTAACAACTTCTCATGGCCAGTTGTTGGTGGATTGAATCTACCAAACGTAACCGTAAGAGTTGAAGTTGGCGTAGAACTTGCTACAGGTTCTTCTGGCGCAGCAGCTGATGGAGGTGCAGGTGCTGTTGGTTTAGTCTGAGTGGCAACTGGTCTTTGATTATTAGGCGATCTATCTTGCGGGGGATCTTGCCCCGGTCTCTCACCTTGATTGTAAAACTTCAGTTCTCCGTCAACAGTCTTAGCAACAAATTCTCCTTTTTCATCGTACCATCCTCCATGCCCATCTCCCTTCAGTTTAAGCTTCTTCGCTTGATCTGCTGCTTTAGATGTTCTCGCTTCGGTTAGAAATTGTGATAAACTCTTCGTCATCATATTAGTCGGTATGTATTATTTATCATCTTCCAATCACACACTCGTCTTGCATTTGTGTAATGAACTCATCAGACAAAGTAGCAAAGAATTGTGGTTGTTGTTTGAAATCACCCTTATATCTTAATTGCAGATCTAAAATAGTAACTCCATCTCTTTTCAGTTTATAAAAAACTTTAGCAGCGTTAGCATCTGCCTTCGCATCACCATCATATTCCATGACATAAGGTTTTTTGTTTGCAGCTAACGATGCCAATCCACAAAGAATTGTATGTTGTGGATATACTTTTGCAGGTTTTAGTATCAATACATCTTTACTCCTGTCCTTTTTAGGAGAGTAATCTGCATATCCGGTAACCAAAGCAAACTCAAAGAAATAATCTCCAATATCTTTAGATTGTAATTTTGTTTGCATCTTAGTTTTTAACACAATATCAATTAAACTGTCTGCAAAAAATTCAGCATTTTCTTGAATGATCTTATTGAATCCTTGATACAATTCATTATCTTTTCTAGCAAGATCTGCATTAATAAAATCTCTCAATCCCATTTGCCCCTTTTTTGTGGCATCAAAAAAAGTTGTTCCTTCTACAGTTCCACCAATATCACTCAAATCAACAGGTCTATCATTACTATTAAATCCCTTAATATTAATGAGATCATACTTTTTTCCACCATTTGGTGCTTGTACCTTCATACTCCAAATGTCTACATTAGACATTTTTTCCAACCCACTAATAGTGATAACACCCGCTTCTTGAGCCTTTCTCACAACATTAGGAAAATACTCTTGACGTATTTGATTTAGTTTATCTCGTTGTTTTGCAAAGGCAGGTCCATCAATAAATGTAGAATATGCTTTATTAATAATCGTTGGATCTGCTCCTTTTACATTTTTCTTTTTCTTTAAAGAAATCCCGTAAAAAGTTCTATCATCAACCTCCACAACGAAATCAGATGAGTTATAATCAAACCCACTATTTTCATTTTTTAACTGGAATTTCTGAACTGCAGCAGGCCATCTTGCTCCAGTTAAATAAACATTACCAACAATATCAACGTTATCTCCCATACTCTTTATAAAATTTTTAACTCCAATCGCAGCAGAAAAACCTGCAACAATATTTGCAACTAAATCATCCCGTTTCTTCCCACTCAAAGTCTCTGCATCAGAAAACATTTTTCTAAATTTAGGATCCAATGTTTTAACTTTAGAAACAACATTCAAACCATCTGTGGATGCCCAAGCAATCAAACCTCCACCAGTATTATCTTTAACTAGTTCATTAATTTTACTGGTTGGCATTAAAAGTCCAGCAGCACAAAAAACCTCAGAAGGTTCAAGAGAAGTTCTTTTCTCAGTACTCTTCGTAGCCATTTTATCAATACTTTTAAGTATTTAGAATGGAGAATAGGAGACTCGAACTCCTGACAGCCTGCTTGCAAAGCAGGTGCTCTACCAACTGAGCTAATTCCCCAATATAACCATTATATAGAAATTCAATTCAGATGTAAAGTATCACTTCTTATGCTTTCCAGTATCAGGAACATTTGGTTGTGCAACCTGGCCAGCAGTTCTAGTTACTGCCTGTAAGAATGCTTTCTCTTTTTTACCCACTGGAGTTCTTCCACCTGCTTTATTTCTTGCAGAAGATCTTCTCTCCCTTCCCATCTCGTTAGCACGTCTCTTCAACTTAGAGTGGAGCATTGATCTCTGAGAAACATCTCCATGTGGAATATCTTTTCTCTTTGGATTCTCTTTTGATCCTCTTGCATATCCTTCCTTATCAGATCTACGTGCTTCATCAAGGATAGAATCAATATCCTCTTCATCAATAACATTAGCCATCATCCACTGTGCATCCTCAAAACTTTCTACAATACCTTCTACTTGAAGATACTCAATAACTGTATCAAAGATATCGAGTTCTTCTTTCTTCAGGCCTGCCTTACGAATAGCCAACTCGTCACGATCAGCTTTAGTCATTTTACCCTGTAACTTTTGACGTTCACCTGGTTTAGCAGGTTTACCTTGACCCTTGAATGAACGGTGAGAGTATGCAGCACCACTATGCTTGGAATCACCAGAGATTTGTTTACCAGCATCAGAACGAGAGTCCATATACTCTTTCTCAGACTGACCGTGCTTACCCTTATAGAGTTCTTCTACGTTCTCAACCTCTTCTTTGGCGACCAAACCAGCTACATCCTTATTCTTCTTAGTTGCTTTATCATGCTTTTCAATGGAAATCTTTTGATAATCAGCATATGACTTACCAGCAGAAGGGCCCTCTCTACCAGGACTTTGTGCCTTACTTCCAGACTTTCTTTCTGCTGCTCTTTCTGCTGCAGCTGTCTTTCTCATTTCAGAATCTTGACCCTTCACTGCTTCATCAACTTCTTGTGAAGAATATACACTCTGATATGCTTCAGATAAATTCATTTTCCCTTAATACTAGTATATTCATATTTATAAAAAAAGACCCTCAAAGGGTCTCGGATTCTTCAGATTCTTCTTCTTTCTTTTTATTGAATCCAAAAGGACCAGAAAGTTTATCTTCAATTTTTTTCTTCATAGCAATACCACCAATGGTTTCCATCACTTTTAGAATGTCTTCAACGGTTGCACCTTCGCCCAATTCTTTGGAGATATACCAATACTTTGGCCAAAACTCATCTCCAGCCTTTTCATAATCTTCGACTGTAAGTGTTTTCATAGATCTTTCTCCATAGATTTAATTTGTGCCTCTAAGTCACGAAGAATTTTTTCGCGAGTGTAAGTACCACTTTCTTCACGACGACGATTCATTTCTGCTTCCACTTTCCCAGTAATAGATGCGTGACGCATGTGCTCACTTGGATGTGCCATCATCTTCTTTGTTTGACTCATGCAAAATTGAAGTTGCATAAGTTCCATGTCATCAAATTCAATCACAGGTCTCCCTCCTTACGGTTTTCAGAATTGTAAACATTAAACTGACCGCCAGGATAACGAGATGTAAGTTTATCTACGTTCATGACAATTACCTCGTCAAAGGTTGTATCCAGAGCCATACATGCCTGAGCAAGATACCAACAGATATCTCCCAATTCACGCTTCATGTGAAACACATTTTCTTCATTGTATGGTTTGCCCTGAAATACCATTTTCTTAACTACTTCAGTAAACTCACCAGACTCGGCAGTTAAACCAAGAGCAGCGGTCAGAAGTTGAGTAGTATTAGTGCCATTAGCATCCAGTTCACGAAGACGAGCTTCAAGAACTAAGTGCTCAAGACTTGGAGCACTAGTAACTCCTTTGACAAATTGAAGATACTTATTAGTATCTACCCTATTTGGAGTTGCTTCTTCAGTAGCAATAGAAATGGTCAAAACTTAAATCCCTCAAATGTTTTCTTTGGTTTTGATTCCTCATTATTATACTCCTCTTCTTGGCCACTGTCAATAATGTCTTCCTGTGCCGACTGCTCACAATCATAGAGTCTCATCTTGGAACGATCAATTCCTACAATAAATCTCTTGAAGATGGTTGGATCATTATATCTATTCTTCAACTGCTTAACCATTATCTGACCAAGTTGTTCAAGTTCCTCAGTGCTAATAAGGGCAAACATAAGATCAGCAGTAGCAGGGAGACCAAAGGACTCACTAGTGTCAGTAAGGTCAACATCAGAGCTACCATAACCAGAACGAGTGGTCTGCGTGGCAGATACGATAGGGACGTTTGCCTCAACAGCCAATCCTCTAAGCTCCTCTGCAATAGACTTAATAT